CCCGCCGCTCTCGTAGATTGTCTGTCTGTCAGCACCGCGGGTGTAGCTACCAATTCTCTGCACGTTTCCGCCGTGCAGAAGGCGTTGCGCCATGTCGTCCGCGAAGCCGTCAAGCAGCAAGGCTTCCCCTGCTCCTCTCTCCTCTGTCCCTGTGTAGGTATCGTAGATCTCTGGATATTTGAGATAGAGCGGGGCTTCCTTCTTTCCCCGCGTGATGCTCTGTACACCGCTGAGGCGGTCGCTGATGATGTCTACCCGCCGCATGATGCCTCCGCCGTCTCGCCGGAACATGCCGCCGCGGCGAATGGAGCCGTCATGCAGGTTGATGTCTCCGCCGTCGCGCTGGATGCGCCCGTTCCGCTGACGGGCTCTCGTGATCGTCAGCGCACCATCCGTGTCGACCGGATGATTAACGCTGCCATGCCTCCCGCTGCCGTCTCTCTCGATGATTCTTGAGCGTGGCAAAAAGTCTTTGAGGTCGTCCTCGAATGTCGCAGCGCCATCCCTCGCGAGTGTGATGACGAGGACGGAAAGCTCCTCCATCTGGCCAACGTACTCAATCTTCCACGGCTTCTCGCCGCTTCGGCTGCACCGCCCATCGCGTTGCAGCGCGCCGTTGCGCTCAGAGCGTCCGCCAGAGCGGAAGATATAGTCGAGATGCTTACCCCATTGTGGCGCACCGTCGAGGGAGAAGCCTCGACGGTTCACGCTGCCATCGCGGTGCAACATCCTGTCACGGTTCAGCGTGCCTGCTCTCTTGAGCGTGCCATCATGCTTGTAAGCACGGATAGGGATGCCGTAAGGGACATCATCCGAAAAACTCATGAGCCCTGCTGTGACAAAGTCGCTCTTTGCGTCGTCCGCCACCTCGTCTTGAGCGGTGTCTTCTAATTCTCCACCATAGAGGGTGTAGCAGATGTCGTAGCCGAGGTGTGCAGGCTTCGCCTCTTCTAGCGCCTGCCGTGCCTCCCGCGGCCATTTTAGCTTTCCGAAAGGTATCTCGATGGAGAAGTGGTAGCGCCCCTCCGCCTCGACAATATGCGCCGCGCCTCCTTCGACAAAAAGGTTCACGATGCTCTCGATCCGTCGGGGCGTCATGATAGCCGGGCGCTGAAGCCTAGCCTTGACTTGAGCCTTTCGCAGTTCGAGGCTGGCGCTTTCCGCGGGTGTAATGCCGAGCTCTTGCTCCCACATCCCTATTCCGCGTTCATCCGCCGTATCTACGTAAAATTGAGACAGTATGTGTAAGATCGCGCCTTGAGCTGCTTCGATTTCCTCGGCGTCCCCGATGATAATCCCGTTCATTATCCGGCTGTCGCGGTAGTACCACGGCAAAAAGCTCATCATTTCATCGTATCTGCTAATCGACATTCAGGATCAGCTCCCCGAGTAGTGCCACCTCATCATCTGCGATTGAGATATTTTCCATTCCTCCATTGAGCGTGTAGGCGTTGTAATCGACAACGCCCTCTTCGTCAAGAATGATTGCACCTATCCTCGCGTACCGTATAGTGCTCGCTTGGAACGCCAACTTCTTGAGGTAGGCATCCAGCTTCGTTTTTAGGTTCTTCTCTACCTCTGCTTTTGACATGCCGCTATCACGGTCCAGCAGCAGCGAGGCTTGAACATTAATAGGCTTAGCTGTAGCTGGCACGACGGTAACAGTAGCGCCAATAGGTGCCATCCTGTCTCCGCTTCCCGTGTCAACCGACAGATATTTTTGCACCGCTGCGACGATCTCTGCGTTCGCTGGTTTTTTGTTATTGTCGATGATGACAACTTTGACGGTGCCTTCTCCCTCCCAAAGCGGAATGACGTGTGCTGCTCCTACGCCGTCTACGGAGGTAGCCCATTGCTTATAATCAGCAATGTTTCCGCTGGTTCCGGGGTTTCTGACCTTCTCAAGGTACCTGTACAACAATGAATCGTAGTCTTCATCGTCCATGCCTCCTGTGGTTGCGCTGCTATTGGTGACAGCTGAGATGCTTTTTCGGCTTTGTGCCAGCACAACAATGCTCCCTGCTGCGACGTTGCCGCTGCTGCCTGCATCTTGAGCCTCTATTGGCACCTCGACTTCTCCCGAATCCGGGATTGTCATCTCTTTTGTGGTTAAGAAAAAAACGCTCTTCACATCGAGGTCTGCGTCCGCCTCTGTTGCGAGTTGCAGGCCTTTTGGCACGATGCTCCCCGCCTTGCCGATGATTTTTACAGTGCCGATCGCTTTCGTCGCTTTCTTCTGCGCCACCCCGTGCTCTGCTGCTCTCATTACGAGATGCTCGAGGTCGGTTGTCTGTGCAAAGCCGAGCTCGAGCGCGCGTTGTAACGCCATCCGGACGAATACGAGCTCTATAGCTACTGGCGCGTGTGCATCCCAAACGTAAGACCCTTCCGCCTTGTCTACCTTGTCGTCAACGTGCGACAAGAGCCTTGAGCGTATGACCTCCTCTGTCGTGTCTGCTGTCTGTAAGTAATCAGGGCTCTCTTTGCTCATTCATTTCACCACCGTTCTTGTGATAGTCATAGATTCCCCGAGCGTGTTTGTGATCTTGCAGGAAAATATGAATCCATCGTCAATCCAAGTAAAAGAAAAATTATCTACGCTCGCAGTCCGCGGGTCGCACATCAAGCATTCTTTTACCATCCTACGTGTTTCGGATTCAATGACCGCGTGCGGCTTGCTCTGCCCCATCAACGTGTCAACTTCCTCCCCGTAGTCGCTGGAATATGCAAGGTACTTGAAGCGCTCCGTGCAGAGGGCTTTCACGCACCATTCGCCCCATGCGTCCGATTCCCCGACGGTTTTCATTTTGCCGGTCGGCGAAATGATAAATTCATGCTTTTCGAAATCGAATTGTACGGTTTTCCCGTAGGTTGCCGTGCTGCCGTTGGCCTCTGCGTCGTAATCTGCATCGGCAACTCCCGTTGTCGGATATAAGTTCGGCATATCAAGCACCCCCCGGCCCCGGAACAACAACACATTCAACGACGAAATTTTGACCATTATCAACCGGCGCGACGAGAACCCTGTCCCCAACATGCAGCGGTAGCTGCTGCTCTGGTGTAATGACCGGGTGCGAGTGGGGCGCGTATGCCGCGTCCCCACTGCCGCCACTCACAGTTTCCGTGTTTGTGACGTAAGGCTCCCCGTCTGTAAGGATACGGTTGACCATATATCCGTAGATGACAGGCCCGAAATTGTCCAACTTGAGGCCCATCCCTGCAACGATCGTACCGAGCTCGTGCATGGCCCACCGGCCGTTAATCTCCCCGCCTGCGCGCTTCTGCATTTGATCGTCTAGCGTTGCTGCGATTTCCTTGAACGGATTATCTTTCACGGTAATATCGCCTCCTTATGTATTCCTTGCTGGCGAGTTCCATCTGCATCCTGCCGGGGCTTCCCAGCTCGTGACGAACGCTGATAACGTAAAGGCCGTCCGGCCACCCCTCGACGATAACCTTGTCGCCTTTTCTTATCGTATTGATATCTACAGCTTCGACGCGCACGGTCTCTTGTATGCCACCAAGCATCTGGCTCGCTTTGCTGGATGCCGTCCCTGCGTCGATGGCTTTTTCGTCTTGCAGAATGTCCTGTATCGTACCGTACTTGTCTGTATCGGCAGATGTTTCCGATACGACAGGCGCAAGCTCTCCCTTGCTCTGCTTTCCGAGCACCTTCACTTTCGTACAAGCTCCGTCCAGCGTCTGCTTTTGCGTGACGCTGCGGAGGTTCGACGAAAATTCAAACACCCAAGGATCTTCGTTCGTGCCGATTTCAAAAAGCTCTAGGCCGTCCGGCTGCATACGGATTGTGAAAAGCCTGCCACTCTTGCTGCCGGTTTCTACAAGCGCTTTCTTCATGATGCTCCAAATCTGCGTGGCCCGGCTTGCCTCTTTCGCAAGGCCCTGCCCCGTGTCCGGGATGCTCTTGACTTGTATATTCCAATCGCCGCAGATCTGCTTTATCCTGTCCGCCGCTGTGCTGCCCTCGCTGAACAGGTATTCATCTTTGCTCTTTGCCAAATAAATAAGGCGGTCGTAAATGGTTAAATTCCAGTTGCGACGCGCCTTATTCTGTATCTCTGCTGTCCAAACCACCCCGGGCTGGATGAAGTAGCTGTACTTGCTCTCCCCAAACTTCGTCCCGCTCAATCGTATCTCCATGCCGGGCGTGATGATGGGGAGGCCGGTGAATTGGTTGTCCGGTACTGCGAGTTTTGCTTTTGCGCAGTACGCAATCTCATCCAGCCGATCTTCCAGCTCGATGCTCTGAATGCATTCGCGCAAATAATATTTGTTCTGCAAGATAAGGTCATACTTGCATACACCAGGGAAAATCATAGCTTCAACATCCCCCTCACGGCTCCTGCTGCGTTTTTCTGCGCAACGCGCTTCCAGCTCTCCCCGTTGCCGTAATGTTCTTTGGCAATCTTCCAAAAGCCTTCCTGACTGCCAAAAATTCCTCCGGCAACGGTAGGCACTTTCACAAGCCGGGGCCGCGGTTTGAGGTTGACGCGGCTTTTCGGGCTTTCCTCTGATTCTTTGCGGACGTAGATCTCTCTCCATTCGCGAAAGGTTGCGCTGTAGTAGATGTCCCCCGGCTCGCCGCCTTTCTCGCTTGATTCATAGGACGTGAGGAGGCAATTCATGTTGATGTCCTGCGCGCCCGTGATGATAAGCTGGATCGGCTCTTTCAAGCCCTTTATCGGCTCCTGAAAGCGGCTTTTCCATGCATTCATCACCGCGTTTGCGCTTGTCGGTGTCGGTGGCGTCGCTGTCACGCAGTAGGTTGGAACGTATTCTTGCGGGAAAAAGCTCTCGAACGAAACCTCCGTGAGCTTATCGCCGGTCGTAAAATCGACCTCTCCAATGTTGAGGATGTTAACAGTTTCCGTCTTTCTTCCCCACTTGACTGTAATCTTTTCCGGGTTGACCGGCAGCTGCATTTCGATGCCAGTCTGCGCGTCGATGATGTAGCACGTAACCGTATTGACAAAATTACTGATGCCGAGGGCTTCGTTCAGAAGGCCTCCAGCAATCTTCGCGAGGCCTTGCCCTTTAGACAGCCCATCAATGAGCGCGTTCTTTGCTCGATACGACGTTATACCAATTCCACCAAACACAATATCACCCCCTATTCTGGAAACTCTGCTTGATCTCCGAAAGGAACCGGCGCCCGATTGCAAGCGCCATTTCTTCCTCGTTGAGGTTGCTCCCGATCTGTACGCTCACGCCGCTAAATGTATAGCTGTCGCCGCTCCTGCTTTCGCTTCCTGCGTTCCCTGCGCCGCTTCCTGCTCCCGCGCCTGCAAAAGCTGGCCGCAGGCTGGAAACGCTACTGAAAAGGTTGCTACCCTTCACAAATTCTGCAATCTGCTGCGTAAACGATGCGTCCCCGCTGGGAATAGGATTTCCGGTGTCTGTCGATGGCTGAACGCCGAGAAGATCGCCCGCCTCTTGCCACAAGGACAGGCCGCGCGCCCTCTTTGCCGGATCTGTTGGAATAATGACCTCCGGATAGCCTGCTTCTGCAACCCACGTGAGGAGCGGGCTGTTGATGACGCCGCCGTTTGCGCTGCGCGCCGCCGAGACACCTGCGTTGTATCCAATGTTGAACCGTGCGCCAATATTCGCTCCGGCGCTCTTGACGTAACTCCAGGCGCTGGCAATCTTACTGCGAATAGTCTGGATTGCGCTGTCAAAATAGCCGCCGATAATGCCCGGAATCTGGCTGAACCAACTCCGAATACTACCGACAATATTGCTGCACCAGCTCGTGACTGCCGCAAACATCTCCGACATTTTCGCGCTGACAAGGCCAGGAAGCTGCTCGAACCACTGAATGACTGCGAGAACAATGCCCGCCGCAATCATTCCGGCTGTTGCTGCCGTTTCTTCGAGCCACGCCTCCACAACGCCTGGGAGCGCGCTCAGGTATGCCTCTGCGCCCTCCACAGCCTCCGAGAAGGCCGTTTCAAGGCCGGTAACAAATTCCGACGCCGACATGATGGCGTTTGCTACGCCCTCCGATACGCTTGTGTAGATCTCCGTGCCGAGCTGGAAAAGGTATTCCTCTGCGCCGGTCGCGAGATCTGAAAAGTATGTGCTTGCCTCAGTTGCGAACTGCGAAATGCTTTCCGCTGCGTTCTGCAAGCCGCTGACAATGCCGTCTTTGATGCTGGTTGCCGTCTGCTCTGCCCATGTCGATACGGATTCTATAAGCTGGGGAAATCCGGTTTCGACCGCCGTGACGAGATCCGCAAATTTCCCCTGCGCGGCTTCAACAAAGCCGGACAATGCTTCTTCGGCCTTCCCCGGCAGCTCTCTGAGCGTTTCGACTATGTAGCCAACGGCAAAGCCCGCGTTCTCTGGCAGATGGCTAAAGAAATCGCTGATTCCATGCCTTGCCGCCGAGAAGGCTTCTCCCGCGCTGCTCTTGAGCGCTTCGAGGCGTTCCCCGGCTGTCTGTCCAAGCTCCGTCAGCTTTTCGCTTGCGGCCTCTTTCAGGCCGGAAAATTTCTCTCCCGCCGCCTCTCGTATTGCCGAGAACCTTTCGCCGATCGCGCTTCCCATGTCGCCGATCTTTCCGACGGCAACATCTTTCGCCGCGGCCAACTTATCCCCGAGGCCAGCTGCCGCCTCCCCGGCTGCTTGCACTCCAGACTGGATCGCCGTTCCTGCGCTCGAAAGTCCGGCAGAAACCTTCGCACCCAGCCCCGAGAAGTCGAACGCGGCTGCAAGTTTCTGCTTAATCGCGCCGAGGTCGATATTGCCCAAAGCGCCACCAATCGCGGTTCCTAGCTTATCGCCGCCAATCGCTCCAGCAAGTCCTCCGACAGCGCCGCCGATAGCTGCGCCAGGTACAGCCCCAACACCGCCAAATGCCGTACCGATAGCGCCTCCAGCGGCTGCGCCTGCCTTGGCTCCGAGCAACATACCGCCCCAATGTCCGGCGATGCCACCCGCGGTGCGTGCTTTGTCTCCCGACTGGTACAGCTGGTTCGCATCTGAGAGTACGCCGAGCGGCATCATAAGTCGCTTCGACGCAAAGCCGGCAATCTTTCCGATGCTCTTTCCGACCGTTGTTTCCATCAAGCGGCCTATCGCTTTGCCGACCGGGCTTACCTCAGCTGTGAAGCGTGCCGCGTCAATCCGCGACATGATAGATCCTCTGCCGCTCTCTGCCGCGAGTGCCCTTGCGTCCTCGTATATGGCCTGACCGCGTTTGCCTCCCATTGCCAGCTTTCCAAGCGCTTTCCCGCCCTTAAAAAGCCCGCCTAAGATCGTGCCTCCGCCAAGCATCATGCCGCCGAGGGCGAGCCCTGCGGCCCCCGCAAAGTTGCCACTAAACAACGCCTTCAAGCTGCCCTTAAAGAGTCCTATGAGCGCCGCGAGGAACGCCCTCATACCGATTTCCGCAAGCTTCGTCATGACTTTGCCGAACTGCGCCCCGCCGGGGCCGTCCACCCAGTCCGAAATTGCATCCATCATTTTGTCGAGGATGTAAACTATTTTGTCGCCCCAGTCCATTTTTTGGAACTTCTCGTCACCTGCCAAGCCGTCAATGAAATTGACGATCCTGTCGTTTAGCTTCCCCATCTGCGTTGCTGCGCCCTCTGCGCTGCCGGAGAAGAAATCCGTAAGCGCCTGCGCGACTTTTCCGATAGCCGGTTCAAGCGGCGCGAGGGCCGTAATCTGGAAGTTTTGGAACGCGGATTGAAGGCGAACAATGTCGCCCTTCGCATTCTCCCACTTCGTTTTTGCGACGTCCGAGGCGGTGTACTTCGTCATTTCTTCTTGCATCTTGCGGACGCCCTCTGCGCCCTCTTTCAGCATAATCATGCCGCCTCGAATGGCGTCCGAGCCGAACATATCACTGAGCAGGGATTGCTGCTGTTCCGGATTGAGATCCTTCATTCTGTCGTGTAGAAGTCCGGCAATATCCGCAAGGGATTTCATATGTCCCTCCGCGTCGTAAAATGCGCTGGTTCCCTGCTCCGTGATGAGTCCGAGCTGCTGGAATGCGTCCATCTGCGATTTTGTTGTCGGCTCCAAGCGCATGAGCATGGTTTTCAAGCTTGTGCCTGCGTCACTGCCCTTCAAGCCGTTCTGCGCAAATACCGCCAGCGCGGTATTGGTATCGTCGAACGACATGCCAACGCCTGCCGCGACGGAAGAAACCGCCGACAAGGCGTATTTTAGCTCGTGAACGTCCGTAGCCGATGCGTTCGCCGCCCCGGCCAGAATGTCCGCCGCATGTGCCGCGTCCGTGACCTTAAATGCGTTCATTGCGGTACTCATGATCTCTGCCGCCTCCGGCAAGGACAATTCGCCCGCCGCCGCGAGGTTCAGCGCCGCGTCCGTCGCGCCGTTCATGACTTCTTCAACGCTCATACCGGCTTTCAGAAGTTCTGTCATGCCTTGTGCTGCCTCAATGGACGAAAACTGCGTAGCCGCGCCGAGGTCTAGGGCTTTCTTTCGCACCTGCTCCAGCTCTGCGTCCCCCATATTTGTAAGGGCCTTGATGTTCGAGATCTGGTACGAGAAGTCCATTGCTTTCTGTGCGCTGTCAACAAGAAAGCCGCCTACACCCATCGTCGCCGCGCCCATCCCCATCATGCCGATAGGGCTTGCGAGGCTGTTCTTTAGTCCAGTGAGTTTGTTGCTCACGCCGTCCTTAAGCGTAAGCGTGACCTTCCATGCCTTGCTCGTAAGACTGCGCAGCCGATTTTCGACCTGCATGGTCTTGCCGCGCGTCTTGTCCTCTGCGTCGATTTTCGGCTTCCCAATCTTCCTGTCGAGCGCCTGCAACCGCTTTTCGATACGGTCGAACTGTCGCTCTGCTGTCCCTGTATCGGCAGTCACCTTCGGCTCTGCTCTCGCATTGCCGAGGTGACTGAACGCCTTTTCTGTCCGCTTGACGTTTTCTTCAACCTTCTTGACCTTGCTGTCAACTTTCGCCAACTGGGACGTAAGCTTATCCTGCATGCCAAGAACGAGGTCCAAGCGGTAAAATTCGTTGTTGTCAGCCATTTCTCTGTGCCTCTATCTTGTCCATGATCGCCTTGTCTGCTTCAAGCTCTGCCACAATCGAGCAAACCATAAATTTCTGCTCCATGAAGGGCATAGCAAAAAACTGCCCCGGCGTAACATTTCTCCGGATGCTCAATGCGTGCAAAACCGAAAGAAAAGTGTTCCCGCCGGTTATGAGTTTTTTATATCATCGAGATCGAGGTTGAATCCTGAAACATCAAGAACGCCCTCGCCAAGGAGAGAAATCTCACCGGCGAGAAGAAGGCGCTTGACGACCTCCGTGCCACTGGATGCTTTGAGCTTATTGAGCAGTTTCGGGTCGTCCCACTTCGGCTTCACACTGGCCTGAACGATAAGGCCAATATTGAAGTTCTCGTAGTCGAGCTTGTCCACCGGCCCCTTCTTCGTCTTGACGCTCTGCGTGTTGCGCTCGCGAATGCGAGAAACCTGCTTGCCCGTCAACGCCTTAATCGTCACAGGGATTCCAAGACGTTTCAGCGGAATAACCATCGTCGGAACGTGTTCCGGGTCTGCTTCAAGCAGCTTCGTGATAATATCCGCCTCCTCCATGTCCTCTCTGATTTCAAGATCCTTGTCGAGTGCCATGTCTTTTCCCTCCGTTATTCTTCGATGATGTCGAGCAGCTCAAAGCCCTCGAACGTAAACTTCCATTCTTCCTCGATTTCCTTCGAGTGCTCCCAGTTCGCGATGTCGATGTTGTCGAACATGACGTTCATCAAGCGAATGCGCTCTGCGCCCCATGCTTCCGGGTCATCCAGCGTCACGATAAGCTCGGTACGCATACTCGGCTTGTCGCTGTGCGCGACGACGGAAACCTCTTGCAACAGCTCATCCGTAACCTTGTAGCCGCTGATGCTGCCGATGCCCTTGAGCGAGATGACTTTGTGACGCACCCAGCGGTCGCCAGCGGGCTTAATCTCTGCCTTGCCAATATCTACGCTGGCCTGACACTTATTGTACTGACTAAGCCACTGGCCCTCTTTGTAGATATAGCCAAAAGTACCGACAACGGCACGAGTGGAATCAAATCCTGCACCTGCCATTTTCTATGCCTCCTTACTCGCAAACGAAAGTGGAGAAGATCTGCTCGATTACATCCGTAACCTGCGCTTCCCACTTGATAAATACCTGATTCGGCTCCGGCTTAATTGTTGCGTTTTCTCCGTGGTACGTCGGGTCAAGATAGACGTTGTACGTCCCCGGTTCGATGATGCCGCCCTGCGCGCACACCTCCATGTACTGTTTGCAAGCGCCGATGAGCGCCTGCTTGCCTTCTGTAGTGCCGTTGATCTTTCCGATGTAGTTGTCATCTGCTGTCTGCTGCATATCGCTGTCGATGGCGTCCATCGTGCGGATTGAGCGGATTTTTTTGAATGCTTTGTTCTGGTTCTGCCGGAGCGTGATAAGGCTGTTGACGCCCTCCAGGGCTTTCACGATGCGCCCATCGTAGATAAACAGAAAAACGCCGTTGGTGACTGCTTTTTCCTGCTCGCTGCTCCTGCCACCTCTCCAGCGCCGCGTTACGTCGTCGAAGGGGGTTGCTGTGTAGGTCGTGCTCTCCGTCATCTTCTGGCCTGCGATAAGGCCGGCAACGTAAGGCGCGACCTCTGCGCTCGAATAAGATACGTCGTCGAGAACGACGCCGACGCCGATGTTGATGATGCCCTCGTGGTTAAATCCTGCCGAGCGGGCAATAGCTTTGTCCACCGCGTCGTCCGCAACGTCGTCCGCCGCGCTGCCGCCCATGATGGCCATAATCTTTTTGCCGTTCTTGCGCATGTTGATTACCCAAGAGGCAACGGAAGTCTGAATGGCTGCGTCCGTAACGCCGTCAAGCGTAAGGAAATTGAACGTTTCCTGTTCAAGAACGTTGAGCATATTGACGTAATCCTTTGCGGTTACGCCGTCGATGCCGGAGTTGCCGCCGGTGAGCGCCGTGGACGTGACCGTTGCAAAATCGCTGCCGGTTTCGTCCGTGCTCGCTGCTGGTTTCTCTGCGAGGATGTACGTGTTCGCGGTGTTGACCGCTTCGATAAGCTCTGCCCACGTCTTAAAGCTGTAGGTCTTGAGGAGCGTCGTATACTCGTACAGCTTCAGCGTATAGACGCCTTCGTCCGTGAGCGACGGGGCCAGCGTGACCTTAAAACCGTTGCCGCGCTCGCCCTCGTATTTTGCAACCAGCTTTACCTTGTCGGTCTTTGCTGTGTCCTGCAAGGTCAGGCTTGCCTTTGCTGCCTCGCTGCTTGCCATACGGTAGCCGAGGATCTTCTTTGCGCCGCCGAGGCAACACATCCTGAGCGACTTGTAGAAAGTGCTGCCGTCCGTGTCCTCCAATGCGCCGAACGTGTCGAGAATATCCGTCTCACGGTAGATCTCCGTAAAACCGCCAATCTTCCCCCAGTGCGCTTTGTACGGCACAACTACGGTTCCCCGGTCGCCTGTCGTGACGGTGGCGAGTGCCGCCGCCCTGAAATTCATATACAGTCCCGGGAGTACCGGGAGATCTGTAACTTCCCATTCGCCGCCTGCCATATTACTTGTCCTCCTTCACCGGCTTTTCGAGAAAAGCCGTAACTGCATCACGCGCTTCTTTGACGGTGTACGCCTTACTCTTGTCCTTGCCGTAGAACGCCCCATCCATAACCTCGGGTCCATACCCGAAAAGCGCATTGGAAGCGTCCCTGAGCTCTTCGTAAGAATAACGGATGGCTGCTGCCGGTTCTGCTGCGCTTGCGGGCTTTGCCGCTGTTGCTGCTGCCGGTACTGCCGCCGTCGTTGCCTTTTCGTCTGCCATTCAACTCATCCTTTCGTAATGATTCCATCGGTTGTAACTTTTGCGATCTTCGCGACTTCCTCGCGTGGGCGCTTCACCCTGCGCGTCAAAATCGCCCTCAGATGCCCTTGCTTTAGTGCATCGGTATAGAGTGTCGCATTTATGCTTTGGAGGGTCATGTAGAGGCGCTCAGACGGTTTCAGGGGGATTTTAACCGCCGCGCCCATCTGCTCCGCGATGCTAATCGCGATGTTGCCCTCCTCAATGGCGTTCCTGCCGAAAATGTGGCAGGCTACCTGCTTGCTCACGACAAATGCCAGCGCCCCCGCGTCGTCGCTGCTCGTGTTGTCGAGCCGCCAAAGCACCGCGGGCCGCTTGTAGCTCGCCGGGAGTTTGCCACCGTAGACGTTGTAGCCATCCCCCAGCTTTTCCTTTGTCCAGCTTACAAGCGCGTCGATCCAAGGGTCGTTTTCAGCAGGCCCCGGGGTTCCCGCCGGTTGTAGTGCGAGGGCGTAAAAATAGACGCACCGTGTAAGCGCGTCCCATTCTTCGTCTACAATGTCCTCACCGCTGCCGTCGTGTATGCACGTCAGTGCGTCCCCGTCGTCGCCCTCCAAAAGCTGCATGTTGAGCGCGAGGGCTATTTCCTTGCTGAGATCGTCAACGTCTTTCAGGCTGCCCTGCTCGACGTATGGCCAAACCTCCACGCGGCCCCTGAATCCTGCCCACTCCGTGTTGTCCTCCTCTGCCGTCTCTCTGACGATGAGGTACGGCTTTTCAGTTTCCGGCCCCGCTGCAAACGGCTCAAAAACGCGGCCTTCAACCTCTGGCACTCCATCAATGAGTGCCTGCCGGATTGCTTCTCGCATCAAACCCCGCCTTTCCAAAGCTCAATCAAGGCTTCCTTGAGCATCTTCTTCCCGGCCTCTGCTGCCGGTAAGATCGCCGGGTATGCCCGCGTCCCCGGATGGTGTACGAGCTTCACCGGGTGATCTGCGCCCTTCCAGTACAAAGCCTTTTTAACCTTCGGCCGGATGTCGTGCGCCGGTGTTCCTTTTTCGAGGTACTTGCCGTAGCGCACGCCGTGAGCAATGCTCATGATCGTCGTGTCGCCCGCGCGCGTCGCCCTACCGTTGATGCTCTGCCTTGCGTGAGAAGTTCGGTCTTTCCATGGCGCGTTTTCCTTTGCGTGCTTTTCCATGTGACCAGCCACATTTTCGCAAAGTAGATATGTCGCCGCCTTGCCCCGCGCGATGTACGCGCGGGCTTTGTCCGTGAACATATCAGCTCACCACCTTCAAAAGCCCATCAACGCTGGTTTTTACGCCCTGCCAGTAGCGTTCGTTCGCCGCCGTGACGCGGAACCGCTGCCCGAGCGCTGTAAATTCGTCCGTGATGGAAGACGTGCATTGTATATCCGCGTCCGCGTCTGCCAAAAATGCCCACATGGGCGCGTCCTGCCGCGTGCCTGCCGTGGTTGCAGATGTGTTCACCGTGATCTGCTTCCCGCCATGCTGAAAAATCCGCACGGTATAAGGCCCGAGCGTTGACTTCTCAACCTTGCGCCCGCCGCCACTTGCAGTTTTCGTTGTGCGCTCGATGGTAATCTGCACAGGGTTTTCGGCAATCGTAAACGCGACGTCTTTCTTTCGCTGCTCTGCAAAATTCATATTACGTCTGGCCTCCTCAGCGACAGAACGCGGCTGCATTCCATCGTATCGGCCTTCGCCGCCATTTCGTCGTACATCTTCGCCATCTCAAGGCAGTAACTCGCAAAGTCGCTCCCGCTAGATCTCTCGTAGGTTTCCTGACCGATTGTGTACTTCGTGAGCTCTCCCGCGCCCTGCGCTGCCGTAGCCGCTTTAAGTCGCCACCCCTGCGCCGCTGCTGCGTAAATGTCACTCGCATTCGTGAGCAAGTCGGAAATGTCCTCCTCCGAGAATCCCGTATCAGATGCCGCGCCCCCGGTCGGGATAGTCTCGTTGAGAAATCTGCGCACCTTGCGGACGGTGCTCTCTGTTACGGGTACCATGATAAGCCTCCCTTACGCGATGGTAAGTTCCTGAACATTCTCGTCAATCGCTGCGAATACACCACGATACGCATAGCCGACGATCTGCTGCTCGACGAGGCGGGACAGGTCGCCCGCGTTCGCCTCGATGCGGAGATCCTGCTTGACAAGTTCCTTGAAGCCGCGTTTCGGCCGGATGAGGTAAATCTTGTCCGTCGGAACGCCCTTGTATGTCGTCGTCTTTTTCCCAACCGTGGTCGTCCAGCCGTCGTAGTAGATGATCGTGCTGATGCCCGTAATCGCCGGGAGTGTCGTCCCTTTGTACGTGTAGCCGCCGCGGAGGGCCTGCTCGATGTCAAGCTGGTTCGCCTTGCTGGCGAGCAGAACGCTTGCCGGGCGCTTCTTCACGATGGCCTGCTTCATGCCCTCCTTGATGGTGTTGTACATCGTCACGAATGCCGGTTCGCCCTCTGCCGCCGCCTGCTTTGCGGTTTGGTTGTCCTTCTTGTAGGTCGCCTTGATGAACGGGCCAATGTACAGCTCGTTAAGGAGCGCGTTGTACGCCTCGCCCATCGCCTTGTTGAGCATTTCGACCTGAAAAGACTGATTGAAGTCCTTGATCTGCTTCGTGTACTCGAAACCGGCGGTGTACGTATTGATACGTGCTGTCGGCCCGTTCTCTGCTTCCAGCGTGCCGAACTTAACCTCGGAACCCTCGAAGCTCTGCGCGAATACGCAAGCGCCGCGCAGCGCCCACTTTGCATCGAGGACCTCCGGAAGGTTGCTGTCGGAGATCGTGTCATAGATCGGCTTGTAAAGCGGCTGAACCTCCTCGCGCCCAAGCTCTACATCGAGGACAACCTTACGGAGAAGTTCCTTCGAGACGTTCGAGCCACCGTAGGAAATCATCTCGCCGAGCGGCTTATTGAAATGCATGACCTGCATTTCGCCATTGACGAGCTTTTTCTCTGCGTACTCCGTCTTGCCGCCGAACGTGAAAGGCACTCGCGTTGTGCCGGTGTACTTTCTGCGCGCGTCAAGCATCGTTTCCTGCGATACGATATTCATTCTTTATTCCCCCTCATGCTGCTGCGGACGCCGTTACCTGCTGGTAGCGGATAAACTGAATGGTATTTGCTGCGTCTTTCGCGACCGTGACCTTGCCGACGAGATAGCCCGCGACCTTCTGATCGGTGAATACTTCGTTTTTCGTATCAAAGTAGAGGTTTGCGCCTTTTGCAAAAGTCTGCTTCGTGTCGATCTGATCCGTCACGTACTCGCACGCCTCAAGCTGGAGCGCGACCGTTTCGCCTGCCGTGTTGTCCTCAGCCTTGATTGTCTTGAGAACGACGCCGAAAAAGCCGTCGAGCACGTAGAAATTGCCAGCGACCGTGCCCGTCTTTGCTGGAACGGTAACGTCTACGCTCTTGCCGTCGCTCACCTTGATCTGCGAAATGCTTGTTACGGTACTAGGTACCGGCTGGCCCATGTAAGCCATGATTCATCTCCCCTTTCTGATTAAAGCGCCGTCATGCCGGTGCTGAAAAAGCCGCTCGCATCGTTGCCGCCATTGCTGCCCTGCGAAGTTGGCGGTACGGTGTCGATGTGTGACTGAGCCAAGAACGCTTTCACCGTGTCATCGGCGAGAACGCTGTCAATCTCACCCGCAATCTGCTCCTCGGTGGCGTCGTCCGGCACGCGCAACATCTTCTTGACAAGGTTCTGCGCCATCTCACCGGAGACTTTCGCCTTGACCGTCTTGTCGATGCGGGCCTCTACGCCCTGCGCTTTTGCCAGCTGTGCCGCCTGCTTGATTGCGGCAATAAGATCCGCGCCGCTCTTGCCATCAAACATCTCACCGCAAGCCGCCTCAAATGCGCTGCGCTGCGTGTCCTCAATGACGCCGCCGAGGCTTGCCGGTTTAGGCGGCTCTTTCTGCTCCGGCTGTTTTGCACCTGTAGAATCCATCTCGCCGCAAGCCGCTTTGATGTCGTCCTGCGTGATCGTGCCTGCATCGAGCAGGTCTTTCAATGCTTTGTTCATCTTCATTCCTCCCATCTCACCGCTGGTGACTGGTTCCCAGCTCTCTTTTCGCATGACCTCGACCGGCTCGCCTAAGATAATGCTGCCGCTGTCCGGGGCCTTGCTGTAAGAGATCTTGTAGTAGTGCGTCTTGTTGTTCTGCAAGTCGTCTTTGTTTGCGACAAAGTAGTCATCGTAGACGGACGACACACCAACGTATGTGCGCCCTGCCGCTCTCAGCTTTTCGTATGCTGCGTTCCTGAGCGCTTCCCGCAGTTCCTCATGGCTGGTATCTGCCGGGGCCGTCACGCTGTCCATCTCACCGCTGAGTGCCGCAACGCTCGTAGGCATTCCAGCCCTGTTGAGCGGTGTCCAGTCAATCGACAATCCTTTGTAGTCGGTCACGTCGGTTTCCCCTGTCACGGCATTCTGCTGCAACTGAGGGTAGCCGTAGATGCTGACCTGCGAGACGGCCTTCCCGCGCACCCAGCGTTTCAGATCGGGCGCGCTCTTGTCGATAAGGCCGCGAAAATACGCGACGCCATCCTTCATCTTTGCCCCGATCCAATGCGTGACCGGCTGCGGGAACTCCGTCGCTACGTTTTCTGCCTTTTGGTGGCCAAGAAAACCCGGCAGCCCAACGGAATTGACCTCTCCGACAATGCTGTTCAGCGCGTTTTCGGTGTAATTCCACCCGCGCGTGCTCTTGCCTGCTGGTACGGCCATAACGACCTCCAGCGGATCGTCGTCGCCCTTCTTGAGTGCGTCTGTGTTTGCCCATCCGGCGACCGGAATATCCTCAACGCTCATTTCGCCGCTGAGACGTGCCGTAAGGGCAATGAATTTACTCTTTCCCATGTGCATTCACCTCCTTTCGGTGCTAATAAACTATGCCCGGCTCGGATGGTATCGTCGGGAGTGCCCCCTCCACATCGAGCCGAACAATCTTATCAAAAAAGCCGTGGCAGATCGCGTGATAATATCCAAGAACGCTGCCCGCCTCTGGCCTGTAGTTGTTGGCAATCGGCGGGGCGTCCGCTACGGCACTCTCAAGCATCGCGAGCCGGAACCTGTCCGCCTTCCCGTCGAAAAGTACCGTGATCTTTCCCGCGCTGTCCTGTTTTATCTCTACGTCAAACTGGTATCCATACCGTCTGCCGGTTGCCTTTATGTCTACCGCGTCCATCCCTGCGCCTCCTAGAGTAATGCCAAAATGCCGAGAATCCATTCCGCCATGTCTTCGTCCTTCATCAGCTTCAGCGGATCTGTGTATGCGTACTGGAACCCCATAGAGACAAGCTCATAGGCGTATCCCTTGTAGTCCTTGCCCATGTACATACTGATAAACTTGTCCCGACGGGCCTTTTCTTTTTTGTCGTAGCTGCCGCCGAGCCATTCAAGGTCTTCCCCAGCAGTTCGCCTCTCGTAAAAGGCTTTTTCGACCTGCAAGAGATCCGGAACCGTCTTTTCCATGCGATGCCCAAGCTCGTGTATAGCGGTTTCGAGCTGTTCGCCGCTGTCGTAGCCGCTGATTGCTATGGTCTTTCCGTAGTCGTAATAATATCCGCGGGAAACTTTCTTCGTTGCAAGCGTCCCGCGGGCGAATGACTGCTCTGTCCAGTCTTTCGGATAATACCTGTACGCCTCAGCAACAACCGGCCTGACCTTGCTGCTCTTTGATGTGAGATGTACCGAGAGGTCTGTTTCATCTACACCAATCGGCCTGACCTTCGCAAGGTGCGCGGCGAACGACCTTGCATTGTCTTTCGGCAACGTGGCCTGCGCGGCCCTCAGTTTAGCACTCGCATCAGCCCAGCGTTTTTCCGCTTCGTCGCTATAGTCCTTCCAAGCGCGTCTAGCCGCTTCGTCGCACTCTTTCGTGAGCCTCTTGACGTTTTCTGCGCGCTCCTTCCAAACGGTATCTCTTTTGACCTCTGCGAGAAATTCCTTCCCCGCCGTCTTGATGGTGGCCTCTCGCTCAGATGCCGTCATTGTCGGCAAAATCTTGTAACGGTCTCTGAGGTTCCCCAACGTCTTTTTCTGCTGCTCTGTGACGGGCGTGAGAAGGCTCTTACTAGGCCGTGTCGCAAAGACGTTTGAGCCGCCATTCTTGCCCTCGAATTTCTTGTAGTTCTCTCCGTACCACTTTTCAATGTCCGGCTGACTGTTCGGGTCTGCCATCCATTTCTTGAGCCGCTGCGCGAATTTCACAGGATCCTCTGGGGCTGGCTGAATCGTGCAAAGGCAGTTCGGGTGAGCTGGAGAGAGTGGGCAATCTTTCGCGTCGTAAACTCCGTGCCCGTCGCCGCCGCTCGCGTATGCGTCGCAAATATCGGTGCGCGGGTGCGTGTTCGAGAGTACCCAGCGCACTTTTTTGATCGCTGGGCTGGCCTTTGCTGCGCCTATCGTCGCCTCGCCGTATGCCGTCGTGAGCTCCGTCCTTGCAAGTCGCAGGGCGTTGTAGTCGATATTCTCCGGGACTCTGCTTCCCATGCGTTTCATCATGCCCGGGAAATGCGCCGCCGTGACCGTGGCCCCTTGCTTGACGTAAGTTTCGAGCGCCCTTGCTACCTTCACTGCGTCCTCGCCTATGCCTGCCGTGACAATCGCCCGCATGGCGTCCCGGCTGCTCTCTGCCGTGTTCCATATGCGATCTGACAGGTGCAGGCCGTCTTTGTGTGTGCGCGCGTATGCCGCCGCTACGGCCCGCTGTCGGCAAAACTCGAAAGCGCGTATGGATGGCTCTGCCGCCATACCAACACGGCCCAAAAGGTTTGTCGTCACGTCCTGTGAGAATGTGATTCCCGCGGCCGCTCCTGTCTTCACTGCGTCCTCAAGCTCGGCGACGAGGTCCTTAAAAAGGTACTGTGCGTCGAAGTCCTCGTTGATAGCCACCATGAGTGCCTTCGTGCTCTGTTCCCCCTGCTGAAACTCTCTGAGGATGCGCAGGATGGCGTCATTGTATATCTTGGCTATCTGCCTGTCCGACTTTCTCAAGGCCGTCAGGAGGCGCTTCCGGGAGCGTAGCGCGTACCTCTCGTATGGTCCTGCTGTGGCCCTGATTTCGTCGAGCTCTCTGCTCATGCTTCATCGCCCTCTCCAAGCGCCTTGTCGATCTCGTCAATCTGCTTGCTTTGTGGGTACGCTTCTTCTATCGGCTGGTCCAGCATTCGGCTGTCCGCAATCTTGTCCTTCTCCCCGGGTTGCCCGTCGCTGCCTTCCCACTCGCTCATCGTGTCGATGTAGCGCGCAAGGTAGTTGACTGCGCTTTCCGAGGAAAGGATGTTGCTCCCCTTTGCCATCGTGAGCGCCTGAGTGACGCTGTAGAGGGTCTGCGCGTCCGCTTGCTCATCCTTGTCCATGACAGCATCCCAAACGACATCAGCGGCGAAGCTGGCGAATCTGCTGCCGCTGGTTGCCGAAAGCATAGCCAGCGCCATTCTCGCAAACATCTGCCACGAGCTTTCAACCTGCTCCCGCTTTCGGTCAATCCGGCGGCAAAGGATCGGGCTTTGCTCTTTGGTGCTTGCCTGTGAGCTGGAGATGTGGACGCCGAACGCGAACTCCGGAACCTCCGAAGTGTCGATGATGCAGTAAAAGATGAACTGCAACAGGGTCGAAGTATCTCCGATGGCGGACGCGCACTCGATGAACCCCGCATTCTCATCCGACTTGAGAAGGAACAAATCTTTCCCGTTCATGTCGATGGTTGCCGGTTTCCCCTGCTGGAGATCCCGCGCCGCGCTCGGGAAGTTGTTCTGTAAGAAAGCCTTGACGTCGTTCAGCTTGAACGCGACTTTCGGCGTGCTGTGCATCTTGCTGCCACTGATCGCGTGTATCATCACGTCGTTGTATGCTTTCAAAAATGGCTCGATCGGCTCCAGCTCAGAATATCCGTGCAGCTCCGTTTCGTCCGGCTCGTTGCGAAAATGGACGATTGGAATGAACCCCCATGTATTCGCTTCCTGCCTGCTTTCAATCCTCTCTGGGGCCTTTCCGTCAATCGTCGTCACAACTTCTGTTTTTGTGATGCGCTGTCGGTATCGGTACTCTTGCAGATCGCCATTTTCATCAACCCACTTGTTTTTCGTAAGAATGGTTACCGCGGTATATTCGTGCGTCACCGGGTCGTACTCGATGCCGCCGGTCGGTATCTGTTCGGGCGGGATAATGACTGCGCTAAGGCGCGTCTGTGTCCGGTTCTCTGGGTACAGCGTCGTATCTGCCGGCAGATTCACGAGGCGCAAAAAGCACTCGCCGTCAACAAGGTTCTTCTGGTGTACGCGCTGCATAATGCTCATCAGGCCGTCGCAAAACCCCTCTAGGGCTTCCTGTGCTGCGTCGTCCTCGCATTGGAATTTCGGCGTACCCATAAAGCCTGCCAGAGTGTTAACGATGGGCTTTGCGAACCCCGCGCCAAGCTTGTATGCGTCGTCCCTGTTGTAATAAAGATCCCGCGCCCGCCTGTAGTCAACGTGGCCCTCGATGTGTAAAGAATACGGTGCTGAATACATGTTGCGCACGTTAAAGAACCAACTGCCAATCCTCAGCTTGCTGATCTCTCCCTGTGCCTTGTCCAGCCACCTCTTGATATTACCCATAGAATCTTGCCCCTCCTAAAAGCTGCGCGAGCGATGTGTCAACGCTCCCGCCGCTCGAAAATGCCAGTACGAGCGCGTCTGCGCGGTCTGGTGAACGATGGATACGCTTTTTGAATGTCTTTTTGTCCTCCAAAATGATTTGATCGCGGCTGTTCAGGAGGTATTTCCTCGTCGAAAGCTGCGCCGCCAATTCGTCATCCTGCGGCAGGGAAATGTCCCCGTCAACAAGGCGCTGTTTCAGCCCGCACCATTGCTCCGTCACCCAGTTTGCGTAGTGTTCCTTGTCCCCGGGCGCGCCGCCGTTGTGGCAGGCCACGACGTCGATATTCAATCCTTGCTCCAGAACGACCTCACGCAACCTGTCCGTGACGCCGCCGCCTACGCCGTCATCGTCGATGTGTAGCGTGGCGTGCGGTTTCGCGTACTCTGCCATCATGCCCTTTGTGATGCTGAGGATCTTGCCGCACGTCGTCATGGTGTCCTGCTTCGTGTAGTGAAATAGGCCGAGCACCTTGCCGCCGATCCGCGGAACGATGATTGTTTCATCATCGCCGAAACGTGCAATATCCGCGCCCACGTCCAACATGACGTCCGGGTCTGCTTCCATGCTCGCATCCCGCATCATTGCCGCCTCGACAAGCTCCAGCGGTATCAATCCGTCCGGCTCCGCTTTCGGGAACTCCCCGAGCACACGGACGCGCACGACGTCGCTGTCCTCTCCATACTGCTTAATGAGCCGCTGGCTATAGTCGTCCGTTACGCGGGCTGCATCAAAGCACGAAACCTTCTGTGTCCAGTAGAGATCTCGATCCTCGTAGAACGCCCGCTTGAATACGCCGCTATTTTTCGTCGGGTTACCGCAAAGAATGAGCTTCGCGTCCTTCGTCGTGAGCGCGCCCTCGATGGTCTCGTAAATGCTGTCGTCGATGCCGGAGGCCTCGTCGCAGATGAATAGCAAGTGTTCTTCGTGAAAACCTGCCATATTTTCCGGCTTGCTTGCTGTGCGTGCCGTTGCAAACCAGCGCTCCGGCATTGCCCGCATCGTGACCTTCGTTTTCTGCCACTCAAAAAGGCCGTCAAGCAAAGGTGACCGCTTGAGCCACTTTGATATTTCCGGCCAAAGAATATCGAATAACTGCTGCTGCGTCGGGGCTGTGCACGGAATCTTTGGATAGGGCCGCGTGAACAGAAACCAGTCAACGCACCAAGCCTCGAAAGCCGTCTTTCCTACGCCGTGCCCGGATCGGATAGCTACGCGGGAGTTCTTTCCGATAGCTCGCAGGGCGTCCTCTTGCCACTTGTCCGGCTGCGCGTGCAAGACGTTCACAACGAATGCTACAGGATCGTCGATATATCGGCGCATCTGCTGCGCCAGCTCTTCAAGGTTCTCCATCGCTGCTGCCTTCCTTCCACGCTTTCTCTAAGATCGCGGCAAGCATCTGCGCCGCGTCCTGCCCCTGTCCGGCTTCCTGCTTCCTCTCCTCAATGGCCCGCGTCTCTTTTTCAAGCATCACGCCAAAGCGCAGAAACTCTCGTATGTTGCCGGGCGTAAGGCTTTCCGGGTTCATCCTATCCAGCGCTTTAAGCGCTTTCCCCTGCACGGCAAGGCCCATCTTGATATGCCGCTTTATCATCGCGGCCCGCTCTTTCTGTATGCGTTCCTGCTCGATGCGCTCGTTCTCTCTGTCAAATGCTTCCACTCTGGCCTTCCATCCGTTGCGCATATTCCAGCGGTATATCAATGCATATGTCTTTTGCAATCTATCTGATACTTTTTTTATACTGCGCCCCGGCCCCATGTTCTTGTACACTAGAAACGCTTCATAGGCTTTCTCCGTCTCCCCGGGCTGCCGTTCCCACGGCTCTATAATCTCTGTCTTTCTTCGGCTCATCCTCCTTCCCCCTCTGCCGGATTCATCTCTTACCGTTGTACTTGTATATCACGTCGCCCTTTTCATCCAGACCGGCAGGCTTCAAAATGCCTCCGTAGGCCCTTGCCGGGCTTGTCGCTCCCTTGGTGTTGTTCCAGTTGTTTCGCAAAAACTCTGCCATCGTCATGTCGTACTTGAGCGCCCTCGCCTTGTTGCTGCCTGTGTTGTACTCTTGCGCGCTCGCCCAGCGGAATCCATTGAAAAATTTGTAGATCCCCGGGGCAACGTCGCTGAACCTCACTTCGCCCTTCGTCCTCGCGATGATGATAGCCTGCCCGATGTTGCCCGTCTGGCTGACTCCCCATTCCGGTGGTACGCCACAGCAATTGCAAGCGTCATTGCACTCACGGCAGAAGGCGTCCGAAACATGAAACCGCAACCCAAGGCTATGCGTAAAGTCTCGCATCTGCGTGATGATCGGCGCTTTGATGCCGCGGTTCAGCCGCTTGTACCCATTCTGTTTCGAGTGCTTCATGTAAAATGCGTGAATGTCAAAGCCGCAGATCTTGCTCATTGCCGCGTACCGCGCCTTGAGTTCGTCGTCGGCCCTGCTCTCCATGCAGAAAAACTCCGTCGTAACGCTGTCCGCGCCCACGGTTGCCGCTTTCTGGATAAGTTCTTTCCAATCGCTCGACACGCCGATAATGAACGGTCTCAGCCGCAACGTGACGTGAATCCCCGCGCGTGCAAGGTTCTTGATCGCCTGCAATCTGGCCGAGCTCGACGGTACGCCTTTCTCCATCTGCCGGGCCTTCTTGTCGTCTGCCGTGATGATAGAGATCTTGACATGCCAGTTGTGCGTGTGCTTCCTGAACAAGCTCATGTAGCGTTCGTCCTGCGTCCACCATGCGGCCTTAGTCGAGAAGGAAAGCGGGTAATCAATCTTGTCGAAATATCTCAGCAGTTGGAGCGTCACTCCGTACCGCCGTTCCCACTCGTCAAACTCGTCAGCCAAGCCCCCCCATTGCATGATCTTGCGGGCCTGAATGTAGGGGAAGAATTGCTTTTGCACGTCGCTTGCGTTTTCATCGTGCGCGAACGCTTTCTCGAACAAGTCAATAACCTTTTTCGGGTCAACGCTGCGTATCTCAATCTGCCCTGCGTTCTTCCTGCTGTTGTATCCCTTGAGTGTATGCGACTTCTGAAAGAACGCGAAACAGTACAGACAGTTGTAGGCGCATTTGCTGTACGTGTCGAACGTCATCGGCATAGAACAGTCTGGTATCTCCATGCTCCAACGCGGGCTAGGATAATTCTGCTTCAGTTCTGGTTTCATTTTCTCGCTTCCCCTTCGTATTTCCAATGGTACGGAATCGCCTTTTCCGGGTGCGCCATCTTGACTTCCCCCATGCGGCTCTTGTTTGCTTTTACGATTGTCGGGTAGCGCTTGCATAACATCCCGGCGCAATATCCGTTCGTATATCCATCTTTCCACGACGCCTCGCACCCGCCTTTCGTATAGTGCGCCGCATTCGGAGAAAAGTTGTTCAAGCGAATAAAGCTCCCGTATTTCTTGATCGCCGACGCCGTGTACTCGTAATCTTCTTTTACATCGAATCTGGTATCAAAGCGCTGCTTCGTCACGACAAGTCCCAGCACCGTTCCAATGCAGATGTTCCTCTGGCTGTAGCTATGCCCCATGAAAAAAGCATTGTGTACCGGGTAAAGTCCAAATCCCGGCGCGCGGTGCTTCCTTGCAATAGCAAAGCCGACCTTGAGCATTGAAGCAAACTGCTCCGCCGTGTCCAGATCCCGCAGGCGCCTGTCGGTCGTGAAGGCAGGAGATTGTCCTGATGTCGTCATCGAGCAGTACGAGCTTGCTGCCATCTGGGAGCAAGTCGAGGATGGTGTTCGCGTTCGCACTCTTGTTTTTCCCGCTCCGGTAAATAACTCTTGCGGCATCTGCGTATCGCTGGTACGCTTCCCTGTCCTCTTGTGTCTGTACTGATATTATGATGTTCCCCGGCTTTATTCCGAGCCGCAAAAGCATGTCCAATGTCGGCTGTGCATCCGGCCTTTTGTATGACGGTATTCCGAAAAATATCTCGCTCATGATTCTTCCCCGAATCTAATCACCGTTGTATGACTTCCTTCCTGTAGTGCTGCGTCGAGCCCTTCTTTCTGAATCCATGTTCGCGCCTCTTCAATGCCCTTGAACCGCAGTGTCACCGCGAACGATGCTCCGTAGAGATTCACGCCCTCTTGCCAGTCGTCGTCGCCATCATCGCCGTCCCAGTCGTCTACGCCATCGTTATTCTCAAGAAGTATTGCCACTTCATCAGCTCCGAATCCAGAAACCTCCAGCGCGTCCGGATCCATCTCTTGAAGAAGTTCCTCCAGCTTTTTGCCGTCCCAATCTCCGCGGGCTTTGTTGAGTGCGAGATTCAAGCGTTTCTCTGCCATTTCGTCCATATCGACGACCGAAACAGTCGCCTCTTTCTCCCCGAGATCGCGCAAAACTTGTAGCCGCTGATGGCCACCAACCACGTTGCCTGTCCGCTGGTTCCATACAATCGGCTCGACGTCGCCGAACGTCTCAATGCTCTTTCTCAGCTTCTCGTATTCATCCATCCCCGGCTCCAGCTTGACGCGCGGGTTGTATGCTGCCTCTTTCAGCTTGTCCAATTCAACATTTTCGAGCCTCATTCTTCCTGCGCCCCCTTCGTGTAGTCGATGATGACGTTCCGCGCCGCGTCGAACTGCTTCTCGGTGCCGTGCGCGTCGAGCCATGCCTGCGCCGCTTCCTGCGTTGGAAAGCTAAGATATACTTCAAAAGGCTTCTCAGAGCCGTTCTGAGCGTCGTTTCCATTGTCCGTAGATGTTTCCTCGCGTTCGTCACTTGCAGTGCCTTCCGGGCCGTCTGAGGACGTTTGAGCGGCATTCTCGCTTTCTGCTTTCTCTGTCTCTCGGAGTAAGTCGGCAAATTCTTCATGTGAAAAGCCAATCTGTACGGCTTCACCCTCTCCGATCTCCGCGAGCAGGTCTTTCAGTTTCCCGTTGTCCCATTCGCCATCAATCTTGTTCAGGGCAAGATTGAGCGCCCGCTCTTGCTGCGCGTCCAAGTCAACCACGACGGCCTCGGTCTCTTGCTCCCCTGCCTCCGTCAAAATCTTGTATCGCTGATGCCCACCGACGAGAACGTTCTTGCCGTCCCGTACATTGACAACAAGCGGCTCCACAAATCCGTATGCCTCGATGCTGTGCCGGATTGCCTCGTACTGCTTGTCGCCCGGCTTGAGATCCTGCCGCGGGTTATATTCTGCCGGGCTGATTTCGTCCAGCCGGAAAACCTGTGTTTTCATGCGTCATCCCTCTTTCGTGCAACAGAAAAGGCCGCGAGCCTTTTCTTCATGTGCCCGTGGCCTCTCTCTGAACTTTTCGATGCTACTATTATCGCATGTTACGGCACCAAAAAATTACTGGCTGTCCCTGCTAAAACGTCCTATCTTTTGTTGTTACATTCCATATCAAGCTTGTGCCGAAACAAACGGATATTTATCAACCGTTTTATCCACAGTATCAACAGTTTCCGGCTAGAGAATATCCGCAAATAAAAAGGAGGTGCCCGTAGGCACCTCCTCACTCGAAGAAAACGAACCGTAATTCCTGCTGCTCATCCTGCTTTGCGAAGATCGTGAACGACATCTCTTTCACGGCCCGTCTGGCTTTCTCGCAAGCCCACTCCTCCGTGAGATATTCCTCACGCCCAATCTGTCTCCAACTCTTGCGGTCGATATAGTGTCCGACGATGAGCCGCTTGTCCTCGTCAGGCAGAGCGCCAAGCGCTCTGTCAACCTTGCGTATAATCCGGCTGATGCTGTCGATGCTGGCCTGCGCCTCTGCTATCCGCTTATTCATCGCCGCGTGCCTTGCTGCTGCCGCCTCGACCACATTCAGCTCTGGCGTACCACCTCCTGGTTCATCGCCATATCGGGAGATCGGCGCCGCTACATCATGCTCAATGGCCTGCTTGAGCCCGTCAATGTCGTCCTGCAAATTCTCAATCGTCGCCTTGAATTGATTGTAGCGCTTAAGGTACGTGCGGGTCGTCTGTATGTAGTCGCTGTACTCTTTCAACTGCCTCTCTCCTTTGGATAAATCGTAACCAATCCGGATAAAAACGAGCCGTTGGCTCTATTATATATTCTGACAAAATACAAAGCAACAGGCCGCGTTGGCCTGCTGCCGTGGTATCTAAAGCCACTCAATCATCGCCTGAAAAACGATCCGGTATAGGGGTTGTAAATCATATCATCTTCCTCTGGATCCGTTTTTCTCCCTACTTCACTAGGTCGGTTGTCTATGCGTCTTTCTCTCGGCTCCCCCAGCCATCCGTTTTTCACAGGTCGCCAGAGGTGCAGGATGTTGTCCTTCCCAAAGATGCCATGCACGTATCGGCTTTCCGGTGGATGGATCTGATGCACTTCTTCCTCAGGCTTCCAGAAGATCTCTTTCACCTCGCACATCTCTTCCCATGTTGGCGTCTTTTTGTTTTCGTTGTACAGCCCTACGCTGACGTGCTCAACGAACCCATATTCGCTGTTGTAATCTACGCTCGCCACGACAGTAAACGTGCGTTGCTTTCCGCTCCTCAAGCGTAAGTATCCACCTACAAGGAAGTGCTCGTACAGCTCTTTCTTGACACTCTCAAGACGGGTGTCTTTCAGGATTTCTTCAATCGGTTTCATGTGTTCTGCCTCCGCTCAAAATGGTATATCTTCGTCCCCAATTTCTGGCGGCGTGTCAGATCTGCCGCCGTTGTACGAAAAGCTCCCGGTATTTTGTCCGACCATCGGCGCGGCGTCCTCTCGCTTTCCGCAAAATTCAAGATTGCTCACAATCACCTCCGTCACGTAGCGCTTCGAGCCATCTTTCGCCTCGTAACTGCGCGTCTGCAATCGTCCCTCGACGAGAACCTCGCGGCCCTTCGTCAGGTAGTTGTTTACCGTCTGGGCAATGCCTTCCCACGCTACGCAGCTGATAAAATCAGCCGTCTGCTTGCCGTCGCTGCCCTTCTTCACCTGCCGGTTGCACGCAATGGTGAACGATGCGACCGCTTTCCCGCTCTGCGTGTACCGCACCTCTGGGTCTCTTGCCAGTCGCCCCTTACCAATCCACTTGTTCATTTCTTCCTGCCTCTCAATCTCTCAAGTAATACGGTGTCGCCGCGGTATGCCGCGAATATATCTTTCTTCTTGATGACGCGCGTCTTCTTAGTCACCGGCATGATCTTCACCCGGCTTCCATTTGTTCGGCTTGCCGCAAATCGGGCAGAAGTTGAAAGCCGGATACATGAAGCACCCGCATTCGCAATGATTCTGCCCCGTGGCCTGCTCATAATCGTGGCAATTTGCGTGAGAAGGGGCCGGGTGGAATGGATATTTCCTGAATGTCCCTGTCATGCTTCTCAAATCGCATACCGATTCCGAAATGTTCTGCGCCATGTGGAAATGCTTGCAATCTGCACACCGCTTACCGGTGTTGTACTTGTTAATCTTGAGAATTGACATTTTTACATCTCCTTGAGTTCATTCATGCGCGCGTATTGCGCGAGGTCTTTCTCTGCTTCCTCACGCACGCTCCACCAATTCAATCCGGTAATCGGATGCCAGCTTTCCCCGGGCTTGCGGTAGAATCCCTTGTACCACGGAGCCGCGGCATCGTATCCCGGACGGACGGCGAATTGCCATCCCTGCTGATTCTCGTACATCGCGCCCTTGCTCCGCACTTTTGGATTCGCCTCAGTCTTCTCGACGCGCTTCCTGGCGGCCGGGTACCTTGCCCATACGAGGATCTGGCGCTTCACCTTGAGGAGCTTGGCCAGCTCGGAGAGCGTGCCTTCGCCAATGTATCGGTCGCCACGGTAAGCGGCATAGATGCTCGTGATCATGGTTTGCTACACTCCCTTCTCGCTGGTATCTGCGGTGGCATCGTCATCATCAAGATCCCAGGCGACGGGGCACGATCCGTAGAGCTTGCACTCTTCTTCCTCGGTATTCCAAAAAGCGCACTCGCGGCATCCGTGTTTCTGTCCGGCGCAGTATGCCTGCACCTTTCGCAATGCCTTGACAAGCATATCCACTCGATGCTTCGCGAGGTACTTGCTGGCGTAGTGCTTCCGCGCGCACTTCGGGCAGCGTTTCATCGGCTCTTTCGGCTTGCGGATGCGGTTGTAGCGAAAGGTCTGGCCGCAGTCCATGCAGGTTGTTTCAATCACCATTTCAGATTTCTCCTTTCCTCGCGTACTCTCTTCGCCTCGGCTTCGTCCTGGTCGATTTGTCGCATGATCTTCTTCCACACCTTCGAGATGGTGCAGATGGTCATGATCAGGCCGACACTCACCGCTACCAGGAACACGGTAAGCGCGATCCAGGCTGCAACTGACGCCGCCTGGGCAAATGTCACGTCGGTCATGCCTGTCCCTCCCCTCTTGCTTTCTCCGTCGCATAGGCCATCATGCAGCGCATGGCGGCATTGATGATGTGCGTGTCCTTGCGGTCGCCCGCTCGGTAGAGATTCAAGTGGCGCATCGCGCGGGCGGCGTGCTCCTCGGGCGGGATCTGTCGCCATGTCTCACCCGGGTGCTTCTCGGCGCCTGCCGTCAGGCCGCGTGCAACCGCCTCCAGCCAGCCGGCATCAATGTAGCGGTATTCGTCCTCCTCGGTGTCCTGCGGATACGGTTTTGCCAATTTCGCGCCAGAATCGCTTCTAAGGGGTTTGCTTCTATCCGTGCTATACTTGCACTCGACTGGCGTTACAGACGATTCTGTGGCGTCTGAGCGGCATTCCTCTTTTTCAGCTTCCTCGTACCCCTTCGGGCATATGCCAAAAAGCTTAAGCAGGATCTTCTCTGCTTCGTCGGTCTGCTCGTAGCAGTTGTCCACATCATAAAGCGGACAGTACTTGCAATAATCAATTCCAAACGACTTACATATCAGGCTCCGCGCCCTCTTATACTCATCTGGTTTCATTTTCTGCCGCGCCCCATTTCTTCTGTACTCATGCCTAAGAATCTACGGATTTCGATAACATATCCGCACTTCTTGATATACGCCTTCGGTTTCTTGTGTGGTCTGCCGCTGTGCCGCCGTTTCTGCGGGACGAGCTTTTTGATTTCCCGCAGCTTGACGTTGCAAAACTTCGAAATTGCAGTGAGCGTCCCGATACCTATCAGAATCCCGTCAACAAAAGCGACGTAAAGCTGGAATTTCCCGCTCATTTGAACCGCCTCCCGCCGTCCCGTTCCGCATTGCTCCGGTTGACCGTTTCCTGTAGCCGTCGCCGCTCGTCGATGTCGTACCCGGCGTGCTCCATTGCGCTCACCGTCGCCGTGATAAGATCCGTGCACTCATACGCGAAACGGTCAATAGCCCCGATCTCGCCGCGTCGGAACGCCTTGTATTCATCAACCATCTCGCAAAATTCCTGCGTGATCTGCATGACAAAATCGCCGAGCCGCCAGTCGTCATACTTCGGGCCATTGCACGGCTTCGGAACTACATCCGATTCTAGCCCCTGCCGGTAGCCTCTGGCGTACCCTCTCAGCTCTGCCTGCTTCATTTCGCGCTCGTGTGTCTCGCACAGCTTATCGAACCACTCTTTGTAATCCATGTTCCTGCCTCCTGTCTTACAAGGACGTATTCAGCAATACTTCCTCAGCCTCGCCGGTCTTTTCACTCTTCTCTACCCATGCTTCTTCAAGCGGGATGGCGAGCCCGTCGGAGATGTAGAAGATCTCCAAGTCATCCGGGGCCTCGTCAAGCACTTTTTTCAGCTCTCCAACCGTCATGCGCGTATACCTCTTTTCTTAAAATGCCGCCAATCGCTCCAGAAGGGCCTACAAGGGCCTTCTATGTTGCAGTTGGTATAAACTCTTATGTAACCACTTTTGATGGCCTTGTAGGCGATTCTAGGGCTTATCGGTAAATTTTCCCGGTTCTCTTGTCTTCAAGCACGATCCGCTCGACGACGTGGAATCCATAATCGTGAAAAATATGCTGCGCGGCCTTTATTGCCGCGTTCAGCCGTGCCATGTCCGCCTCGTAGTCTACCTGCCGGACGGCCTGTTGGGCTGTCTTGTCGCGGTAGTGCTCGGCATTGTATTTCAGCTCATCCATCGCTGCCTCCCTCTGCCAAAAGATCCTGCTCCAGCATTGCTCGCGCGAGCTTGATAAGCTGCGGATCTGTCTCCGTCTCAAGGTCGAGCGGGAGCGGCGTGATGTAGATCTCTACCCGGGGCCGCTCTTTGTCTATCCCGGCGATCCGGCAACCATCAAGGCTCTTCACGATCCGGTCGTCCGATAGTATCCAGCGTACCCGGCGCTGCCGTTTGCGCTTTCCTGTTTCCCGGTCAAACACCATTGCGTATTCGTCGCTGATAATATCCTGCGTGGCCTGCAAGAGGCCGGAGAGGTCAGGGTAGTGCGCCCGGCTTTCGAGATAGTATTTCGCCGTGAGCTGCACCGGCCCGTCGTAATGCGGCAACTCCCCAAGGTGCATTTTCATCTTGCGCATTGCTGCGCGGAATTTCTTTTCGTACTCTCTGTACGGCTTGCTCGGCAAGATCGTCGCCCGCCGGGCAACCATCACGGCGCTGTTCTTCTTCGTCGCGGGTTGCCCGTATACGACAAATGCAAAGGGCTTTTCATCCAGCATTTCCTACCTGCCTCCAATCCTTGCCGCCGAGGTAGACGCGCTCGCACATGCCGTAAATTCTGCTGAGGATTCGCTGCGCCTGTGTGTCGTCTGCTTTCCCGGACTTGTCGTATATCGTCAGCCGCTCGGCCAGTTGCCCCATACCGTAGTTGGTCGTGATGATCGTCTGCAATTTTTCGTTGTAGCGGTAATTGAGCAAGCAGAAAAGCTGCTCCACGACCCAATCTGTGATATGCTCGGCGCCGAGGTCGTCGAGGATGAGGCATGGCGCTTCCCGTGCTGCTTTGAAGGTTTTCGCCGTGCTATTCAGCCCGAAGCTGTTCCGGATATCCTCAAGAAGATCCGGAACGGACGAGAATAGCACCGGCTGGCCTTTCCGTGCTTTTTCGTTCGCAATGATCGCTACGAGCATGGTTTTCCCGGTTCCCCGCGGGCCATAGATAAAAAGCCCGCGCCGGTTGCCTTCTTGCATAGCCCATCGGGCCGCCGCTACGGCGTTCTGATTGTCGCTCGTTACGCGGTACGAGTCGAACGTCTCTGCCGCGTATGCTGCCGGAACCCTCGCCGACTGAAAAAGCCTGTCGAGGTTGCGCTGCTGCCGCCTGGCCTTCTCGTACTTGCACAATGTGATCGCAGAGTAGAATTTTCCGTACATCGGCGTAATGATCGTGTAGACGCCTCGCGTAGACTGCTTGCAATGCGTACCGTCGCACCCCTCACATCGCGCCCGCTCTGCCTCCGCCGCCAGAATCTTTGCCCGGTTCCTTTCCATCTCCTCCTCTGTCAGGTTGTACGTCCCACGGATGGACTGTGTGGGCGTCTGTGTAGGCCATGTCTTCTTTGAGCTTCCGCAATCCTTCCGGTTCT